CTAGATGGTTCAATAGTCTCGTCGAAAGGCATCAGGAAAGCCTCGAGGAAAAGAGCAAGGCCGCTGAAGTTGCACTCCGTGAGAGGTGGGGTGAAAAATTCAACGACAACCTTGAACTTGCCAACAGGGAGCTTACCTCTTGCTTTTCTCAGGACTTTATCGACCGCTTGGAAGCAGCTGGATTTTTGAATGACCAGGAATTCATTACTGCTCTTTATCAGCAGGGCAAAATGAAGGCAAATGACTCTATAGGTAAGCCTGGTCTGGGAGTTGACGTTGAGCGAACCGCTGCAGGTCAGCCCTTCTTAAACTTCCCATCCATGAAACAGTATGAATAATATAGCGGTCAAGTCTCACAAACAAACAAAAGAAAGAATAGCAAGACAAAATATTTAGAAAGGAGAAGGTAATAAACAATGGCTACATTAAACGCATATGGACAACTTACTATGTTGGAGCTTGCCAAAAGGACTGATCCTAGAGGCGAAGCTGCAAAAATAGCTGAAATTCTGAGCGAGTCTAATGAGATTTTACTCGATGCTCAGTGGGGAGAAGCGAACAACGTTGCATCTCACAAGGTTGTACGCAGGGATTATCTGCCCTCCGGTTCTTGGAGGAGCATTAACGCTGGTGTTAGCAAGGAAGCTTCTATCACCACGGAAGTGAATGAGCCTATTGGCCTGCTGGAATCATACAGCGAAGTTGACAAGGCTCTTGTGGATATGGCCCCCAACCCCCGCCAGTTCCGGATGGACGAAGCGGCTGCATTCATAGAAGGAATGGGTCAGACTTTGGCAGAGGCTATTGTATATGCTGATCACGATGTAAATCCTGAGAAGCTGCATGGTCTTGAGCCACGGTTGGATAGCCTTTCCAACCCTCGTGTAGTTTCTTGCGGTGGTAGCGGATCTGACCTCACCTCAATATACATTGTTCAGTGGGGACTGAACCAGGTTTTCATGGTTTATCCTCGCGGTTCAAAGAATGTTGGTATTGAGCATCGGGATCTGGGAGAGGTAACTCTTCAGGATGCGAGCGGAAACAACTATCAGGGATTCAGGGATCACTTCATCACTCGTAGCGGCCTGTGTGTAAAAGACACTCGCTGCATTGCGCGCGTTGCGAACATTGAAACCTCTGGAAGCAGCAACCTCTTTGATGAGGATAAGCTGATTGAGGTTTTGAATCAGATGAAGAATGCTGGCAAAGGTGCCACCATCTATGTCAATAGAACCGTAAAGACTCAGATGGAAATCGCTCTCATAGACAGGGCGAATGTTAACTTCACAGTTGTTAATGGCCTGGGTGGTGTGCCAGTCCTGACTTTCCGTGGACTTCCAGTGCGCCTGGTAGATCAGATAAGCGACACCGAGTCAGCGGTATCGTAAGGTTAGTACCCAATAAAAAATAATAAAAAAGGAGATATAGAAATATGTTGGACGCAAAATTAATACTCAGCGATGACCAAGCGATCACAACCAGCGCTGGTTCCACCAACGTGATTGATTTGGGAGCATATGAAACCGCTTTGGGCGAAGAGGAAAATCTGCGCATCAAAGTTACCGTTTCTGAGACCTTTGCCGGCGGCACTTCTCTGACAGTTATATGTCGGGAAGATGGGGATGACACTCCGTCTGATCAGTGGGCCGAGTCTAAGGCTGTTCCTGTTGCCAGCTTGGTTGAAGGCTACACGATAATGGACATTGGCTTACCGACTACTCACCAGAGGTATATGGATGTGTATTACACTGCATCTGGTACCTTTACTGCCGGTAAAGTTAATGCTTACATTTATGCTCGATAACCCTTAACCATGCGCAGGGCTTCGGCCCTGCTCATGACTTAATGGTTAAGAAGTAAATCCTTAAAAAGAAAAGAAGAAAAAGAGAGAAAGGACTTATGGCAAGCATATCTGCATATCCAACCGAAGTAAGCACAGAGTCTGTAAGCGGTGGTACAGATTGGACCGATTCCAACAATGTCAAGCTGTCGGATGATGCCTATGCCACATGCGATGGTGAAAAATCATATTGGCTAAAATGTTGCAACTTCTCAGATTTTGCTGCAAACATACCGACCACAGCTAGGATTGTAGGTTTGGAGGTTCTGATAGAAGGTAAATCTTCGGGCACCACAACCGACAACGAAGTTTATCTTTGCTATAAAGGTGAACGTGTAGGCAGTAATCGCGCCCATTCAGTCAATTGGACAAGTATAGAAAACACAATGACGCATGGCGGTTCATATGACACCTGGGGTCTTAGGTTGACTGCAGATTACATTTTGCCGTGCATCATGGTTGGTGACGAGTCTTTTGGTGTTCATATTTCCGTTAAGAATGATGGAAGCACCGCCTCAATTGACTCGGTTATCATGACTGTTCACTACCTAGAAACCCAGGATACCGAGATTCAAATTTGTAACGAGGCGCTTGCGAAGATTGGAGAGCCCCCTATTATGAGCCTAAGTGGAACTGATGCACGGTCAAAAAATTGTGCTCTTAATTACTCTTCAATACGTCAACGTCTTTTAACTTCACACATTTGGCATTTTGCGCTTGTAGAGTGTGAGCTAAAGCAGTCTCTTATGCCACCCGCCTTTGGGTGGGCCTATTCTTATGATCTTCCTTCAAATTTCCTGAAGGTATGTGAAATATACCCCTCAAGCGCCAAATATGAAATTGGAGCTGGCAATGTTATCTACACCAATACGGGTGATGGCTACCTGAAATATGTTGCCGATGTAATAGATCCCACCCTCTTTTCTTTCGACTTTAAAGAGGCACTTGTATATAAGCTTGCGCTTACTCTTTACCCTGTCTTGGTTGACAAAGCTACCGGGTACCAAGTTTTTCAGCGAGAAGCTACATATGCAATTCAGAAAGCTATTCACAGTGGGACTGTCCATCAAAGGCCAAGCAAGGAAACCTTCACGTGGCTTTCAAATTTAACGGAGGCAGGATAATAATATGCAAACTTCGTTTAACCGTGGCATTTGGTCCTCTAAACTCCAGAATAGATTTGATATCGATTCCTACAGATCAGCCTGCAGTCAGCTTGAAAACTTTGCTATCTTGCCACAAGGGGGGATAGAAAAAAGGAAAGGCTCAGTCTATTTGCTCGACTGTTATGGCCATTACCATAAAAGCCTGCTGGTTCCATTCCAGCTCTCAAATTCATCTACCTTTATTGTGGAATTCTCTGGTAATACACTTATGAGAATCCTTCAATTTGATGCTGCTTCTGGCACATTATCAGTTAAACAAGATGGATTTAGCACCGGTTTTACCGATTCAGAACTTGACGAAGTACAATGGGTACAAATCGGTAAAAAACTCTATGTCGCACATAAAAATCACCCTCCCCGGAAGCTGAGTCGTATTGACGATACTCATTGGCTGTGGGTAGAGATAGAACATTACCCTGCAGCGCCTCGCACAAACAGATATTCCCCTTCGGGCAGCATAACATTGGATGCTGCATCTGGGGATAATGTTGGTTTTACGCTTAGTAGTGGATGGTTAATGCAGGGTGACGCTGGACGCTTTATAGTTGCTCGTGATGATAAAGGAAAGTCTGGTTATGCAATTATAACTAAATACAACAACTCTACCAGTGGTGAGTGCAGCATTATTGAAACATTTAACGATACAACTTTGGCAACAACTGAATATTATCTACAGGGTAACGGTGGTGGAATGTTAGACCCAACAAAATATGGCCCTGAAGGAATGCTAACTGAGATCGTCGCAACTAATATAGTGGGAGGCAACTACTACTGGAGATCAGAAGACGTTGGGAAATATATTGAAATAAATGGAGGTTTTGTTAAGATTACAAGATATGTCAATGTGGACAAAATAGAAGGAACTATTATCAAGGTCCTGGATGATGAATATGGCACCTATGACTTTGCAATATTTCAGCCTGAGTGGGGTCAAACCGAAAGATATCCCAAAACGATCGCTTTCTATGAGAATCGACTCTTTTACGGTGGAACCATAGAAAAGCCAGGCACTGTATGGGGTTCACGTTCTCAATATTTCGACGATTTTACCACACATGCAGACGATGAATATATGTTGCAATATACGTTAACTGGGGCTACCCTCCATGAAATTTTGTGGATGGTAGGTGCTCAGGTATTAGTTATAGGCACTACTAATGGAATATGGACTATAGGTAGGGAAGATTCAAGTGCGGTCCTAACCCCCAGCGTGACAATGTTAGGGTACCAATCCACCATGTCCTGTGCTGCAATCCGCCCAGCCACAATAGGGAACATCGTCTTTTTTGCGCAGCGTAACAAGAAAATATTACGCAGCTTTATGGCCAGCGCTTCCGTTAATGTAGATAAAGCTACACCAACCGACGAAACGCTGTTTGCCGACCCTTTCATTAACTCCAATATTTACCAGATAGCAGCTCAATCAAATCCATATATCACTATCTGGGTAACAGATGCAGATGGTAATCTGTGGGGCTTGAACTATGTTGCAGAGCAGCAGATCAATTCATGGTTTCAGATTACAACTGATGGCGATTATGAATCTCTTATGGTTATGCCACAAGAAGATGTAGATGACTTGCTGTTTTACACGGTTAAGCGA